GCCGCCGCCGCGCACGGCCACGTCGCGGGTTGCGCGGGCCTGTTGCGCGATGGCGATCCCCTCTTCGTCGTCGTCCATCCCGGCCAAGCGCCGCGCGATGGTGGTCGCCACAATCTCACGCATGTTGTCCGTCAACGCCCACGGGTGTTCGAGAGCGAACGCGGCGAGATGGTCGTACGTGTGCGGCTTACGCGGCATCGCGATCCCTTTCGAGTTGACCGATGGTGTCGTCGTTGGTCAGGCGAGCGAGGACTTCGGCTTCGGTGGCTCCGAACACCGCGCGCAGATCACACGCCAGTTCCGGCGTCCAGCGGTCCGGGCACCCGATGCGGAAGGCTTCGGCGCGCGACGCTGCGGGCAACCGTCGCAAGAACGCACGTTGCCGCTCCTGGTGGCGTCGGATGATGGGGGCGGCACGTTCGAACGGCAGGGCCCCCGCGGCGGCGGTGAGGGCGGCGGTGTCGGCCGACTCGTCGGGTGGCATGTCAGCCGCGCCGTCGTCTTGCGAGCCGTTGCTGCGCGACGACGAGGGCCCGCCCTGTTGGGCGGCGAGCTGGTCGGCCGACGGGTCGTCCTTGATCGACGGCAGATTGAGTCGCGCGCGGCCCTCGTTCGCGGTCATCACGGGTCGGCCCACGAGCAACCGCAAGGCCGTCGCTTGTTCCTCGAAACTCCCGGCGAGCTTGGCGGCGATGTTGAACTCGCCATACACGTCGGTCGTGTCGCGCGCCTCGGGCAGCAACCACAGTTCAATCGCTTCGCTGACCATTTCGAGCCAGGGCCCGAGACAGTCGGCATACAACTGCTTGTGCTGTTCCTTGATATTCGAGAAGGTCGCGTGCTCCAGGATGCCGACCATCGGCAACGGGATGTGGTACGCCCTCGCGCACTCTTCGCGCGTCAACTGGCGCGCGGCGACGTATTCGGAATCGCGGGCCGAGTAGGAAATCTGCCGGAAGGTCATCCCGTCTTCGAGGACCGGCGTCTGCCCGGTGCTCTGCAAGCCGGTGAACCGGGTCTGCCACTGCGTGCGCCAGTCCGTTTTCTGCGCGGGCGTCCACTTCGGCGCGTCCTTCGGCCGCTCGATCACGCCTTCCATGCGGGACGCGTTCTGCCAGTAGCGGGCGCGATGATCCCCGGAGGCGATGTCTTCCGAGAGAATGCGCCGCAGCGTTTCGAGGGGCGAGAGGCCCATCAGGGGATTGAGCGGGTTGTACCCGTTGGCGTACACCAGCTCGGTCATGTCGAGCGGCGTGGCCTGCCCGTCATACGTCCAGATCACGCCCGACGGCAGCAGGCCCCCTCGGACCTCGACCGTCTCGGGCGGCATGCGGATCAACCCGATCCGGCGATCCGGGTCGTCGATGCGGACCTTCAACCAGAAGGCGTTGAAGTACACCGCCAGATCCGCGATGAACGATTCGAACAGGCGGTAGCGCGTCGTCGAGGGGTTGGGCTTCGCGAGCCACTGCGCGAGTTCGTGATCGGTGAGCCGAAGGCGGTCGGTATCCGACACGCGGCGAAAGATGTGATACCCGAGTTGCGCGATGTTGCGCGCGAGGAAGTCCACGCAAATCCGCACGTTCGGTTGGGTCGCGTAGATCGTGGCGTACGCCGAGGAACTGAAGGCGGTCAGGGACGACGGGGCCTGCATGGCCGGGGTCGTGTAGGACCGGCGCGTCATCGCTTGCAGGCCGTTGAGCGTGCGGACAATCGCCATCAGGGGCTGACCTGGAGAAAGGCCACGTTGTCGCGATGCACGATCAAGTCACCGACGACGACCGCGGGCGGTTCACCCTCTTTGATCACCGACCCGTTTTTTAGCGTCCACCAGGGCCCGCGCGTCGTGTAGAGCACGCCTTCGAGCGCGGTCGCCTCGTCGCCCTTCAGATTGACGAGCACGGTTTTCAGAAGACACGGGGGACGCCACCAACACCACCAGCTCACGTTGGCGGTTGAGTCTGTCAGGCCGAGGGCTTGCGCCCTATTTCGCGTTTTTTATCGGGGTTGGGTTAGAGGCACGGAGGGTGCGGCGGATCTGTTCGGGGACGGACACGCGCTCTTGTTGCGCGCGTTGATACAGGTCGTCGTAGTCACGTCCGGTCAACGTGAGATGGACGGGCACCGAGTCGTCGTCGTCGTCAAGCGGGGGGCGTCCTGGTTGACGTTTCACGCGACCACCAGATCCGGATCTTCGGCCGCGGCTTGAGTGGGGGCCGCGGCGAGCTTGCGCGCCATCACCGCGCCGACGACGGGGTCGATCCGCCCCCGGCTCCGACGTTTCGAAATGAAGATGTTCCCCCGGTTATCCGGGGGCGCGACCGCATTCGAGATACACCACGTCAGCAACGGATTGTCCCCTCCGTCGACCAGGGCGTCGAGCACGTCGGCTTCAAACTCTTTCGCGGGCGCGGACATCTGCGCCACGTTCTGCGGAATCTCGACGACGAGAATGTTCTCGGCTTCGAGATGGGTCACAAGGTTGCCCGCGTTCCACGGGTCGATCCCGACCCCTTGCACGTCGTAGAGACCGGCCGCGCGTTTCACCATGTCGGCAACCACGTCTTGATCGATCCGGTTGCCGGGGTTCGTGTGTAAGTGGCCCTGCTCGACCCATCGCTCGTACGGGACTCGGTCGCGACGCGCGCGTTCTTCCAGGGTATCGGCGGGGGTCAAACACTCGGCGAGGACCCGCCACGTGTGGCGGGTGGCCGTCGGAGGAAACACTATCACGACCGCGGTCAAGTCGATCTTGGAACTAAGGTCGACGCCGATCCAGCAGACCTCCCCGCGCATCGACTCGGCGGTCCAGTGACTCTGCCCCGCGCGCCACCCTTCCAGGGAGAGCCACGGCGCGATAGCGTTCACCCAGAGATTGAGCCGCTTCTGTTTGAACGCCGCCGCGGCCGACGACATGTGGCGGGCCTTGCGCGCGAGGGCGCGGAGGTCATCGGGTTTCACCGACACGCCGTAGTTCGGGTTGGCCTTTCTCCAGGTGCGCTCCTGGGTCCAGTCGTCGTCGAGGTCCGCGTGGGCGATGAACGCGAAGAACGTCTCGTCGGTGAAGACGCGTTCCAACACCTTCGTCGCGTAGTCGTGTTGATCGCCGCACGGGGTGAGCGGGTCATCGCCCGCGGTCGTGATCTGGAAGTTCACCGGTTGCCGCCGCGACCCGGTGGCCGTTTCCATCACGTCCATCAGCCCGCGGTCCTTCTGGGCGTGCATCTCGTCGTTGATGATGAGGCTCGGGTTCAAACCGTCGGTGCTGTCGTGGTCGGCCCCGAGGGGCTCCAGCTTCGACGCCGTGTCGTCGCGGTGCAGGTTCGCCGTCAGCACCTTGATCCGCGAGCGGAGCCCACTCGATTGCACGAGCTTTTTACAATCGCCCCAGACGATCTTGCTCTGGTCCCGCTTGGTGGCGATGCAATAGCCCTCGGCCCCCGGCTCCCCGTCGAAGAACGTCACGTAGAGCGCGACGATGGCGGCTTCGAGGGACTTGCCGTTCTTGCGCGGGACCTCGTTGTAGTGCGTGCGGAACCGGCGCAGCCCGGTGGTGACGTGGACCCACCCGAACAACGACCCGAGCCGGAAGAGTTGATACGGTTGCAGGACGATGAAGCGACCGGCCCATTCCCCCTTGTAGTGCCGCAGCCGCTCGGCAAACCGAAAGAAGCGTTCGGCCCGCGCGAGGTCGAATCGATACGGGAACCCGCGCGTGCCCTCGCGTCGCCGATCACGTTGGTGCCGTTCACACGCGAGCCGGTGATATTTCCCGGCGAGCACACGCCCGCCAACTACGTCGCGCGCGTACGCATCAATCGCGTGAACCATAAGGGGCGAGGTCAGTGCATCGTATCGAGGATCGGCGGTTCGTCGAATTCGGAGAAGGCGTCCCCGCCAGGACCAGGGCCCTCGGCCTTGACGCGCGACCGACTCGATGGCGTCAACCCGAGTTCGGGCCAGAGTTTCAAACACGCCGCGAGGGCTTTGGTCTGCACCGACAACCACGGGTTCGGCATCGCGTACCCGCTCGGGGCCTTGACGATCCGGGGATACGCTTTCTCGCGGGCTTCGAGATACCGATCCCACTCCAGGCAGAGCGCCACGAGCGCGGCGCGGTCCGCCTCCGTCACCTGTCGACACTTGCGGAGCATCGGCGCGAGGCGTCGCCACTCGGCGGCGGCGACCGGTAACTCGGCGAACAGCGCGGGGGGCTCGTCGAAGGTGGTCGCGTCCACCGCGGGGGGCGTCGGTTCCTGATCGTTGATCGTCCGCTTGCCGGGGTTGCCGTCGAGGACGCGTTGCGTGGTCGGTTTCGGCTTGCGGCCTCTCATGACGAACCGATCTGAAGATATCTACGGATCGGTTCAAATCTATTCACTGGACTTCCCCCGCCGCGTCGAGCGTTCATGTGACCACGGACGCGCCGCGGAATTCCCCGCGGCGACGATCCCGACCAAAGGTTGAGCATCGTGGCCACGAAGACAACGACAACGAAGACGGCGAAGACGACGCGGACGAAGAAGGACGACGGGCGGATTCAGATTGTGGGACGCCTCCCGAAGGATCTGAGCGAGGCGGTCCGCGCGACCGCCAAGCGCCTGGATATCACGCTGAACGCGTTCATGGTCGACGCCTTCACCACCGCGGTGAACGCCGCGAAGACGAAGACCGCGAAGAAGAAGACGGCATCGGCATAACCCGCCGCACCGTCCGACGCACGCCGGGTCGGCCCGCCAGGGCATCCCGGCGTGCGCTCGTTTCGCTACCACCACCATTCCCCGCGTACGAGACGCCTCCACCACAGCGCGGGCCACGACCAGTAGCGCAGCCAATACCACCACCCACGAACCGTGCGCGGGCGGAAACCGAGCGCGACGCGTTGTTCGTCCGGAACGCCCCTGGCGTCGCTCATTCCAATCCCCCCCGCGAAGATATCTTCGGATCTATTCGCGTCACCGGACCGCTTCGCCGACCTTGACGGCCGGAAGCCCCGTGAACGCCGTCCAGCGATCAATCGCCATCTGCACGTACACGGGATCGAGTTCGATAGCGAGACACCGCCGCCCGAGTTGCTCGGCGGCGATGATCGACGTCCCCGACCCGCAGAACGGTTCGTAGACGTCCATCGCCTCGTGGTTCTGCATCGGTCGCCGCATACACTCGACGGGCTTCTGCGTGCCGTGCCCGTGCCCGCTGTCCTCGCGGGCCGGGATCGTCCAGAGCGTCGTCTGCGAGCGGTCGTCGGTGCGGTGGCCGGTCGCCCCCTTCCGCACCGCGTAGAGGCAGGGCTCGTGTTGCCAATGGTAGTCGCCGCGGGAGAGCGCCATGCGGTCCTTCGCCCAGATGATCTGGGCCCGTGGCTCGAAGCCCTCGCGCACGAGCGAGGCTTGCACCACGTCGCCCTTCAACCCCGCGTGCCACACGTAGACCACGCTCCCCGGAAAGAGCGCCCAGGCCGCGCCCCAATCGGCCCGGTCGTCGTTGGCGACCCGGCCCATCTTGTCGGGGTTGCGGTTGACGCCCGCCGCGGCCCGCCACGCGGGGTCGTACTCGACGCCGTACGGCGGGTCCGTCACCATCAGGATCGGGGCCAGGGCCCCCAACAGCCGCGCGACGTCGGCCCCGGACGTCGCATCGCCGCACAGGAGCCGGTGTCGGCCCAGGTCGAAGAGGTCGCCCGCCACGATGGCCGTGGGGCGGACGGGCGGCACCGCGTCGGGATCGGTGCGCCCCGGCGTCACCCCGGTGCCCAGGAGGCCCGCCAGTTCCTCCTCGAAG